ACTGATCCCCCTCCTGCTAATGGATGTACATAAACTTGATTTGGAAAAGTAACAGTGGATGCTGAGTAAACATGTTAACCGTTGACTCCTGGATTAATATCTTTATTAACGTTAAACCATGCCCAAGAATTGGTCACCTGTTACAAACAAAATGCATGTGGATTTACACAGCATACTCCATATCCTGTACCAGGTGTAAAATCGTATTCAAGTCTGTATGTCAACAAACTGGTGGGTTAAAAGAATTCTGATGGTGCTCTAACTGCCTCTGTATTAAACGGAGACAATACCATCTTCTTATATCTAGAATATTCAGACATATCCCCTTTAAATTATTATCTATACTATGGTTATATTTAAGCCCAGTTCGTAGAATTCATACGATCTTATTTCTTCTTATTCTTTTCCAATCCCTACATGGATATTACTCTAGCAATTTTCTGCTTCTCTTACTTCAATTCTCTCTTAATAGAGTTAATTTCTTAATTCTATTATTTGATCTTTTATTAAGATTGCTACTAAGAGTTCTTTTACTTCCTGCTTTTTTATTAATTTGGTCCTCCTCCAACTTTACTCTCTTATCTTTTTGCGATAGGTACTTATCTGATAAAGCTCATTCTATCTTATGGCTCTTCAGTGTCTTAATTTATAGTAAGACGCTCACTCTTTCCTCCTTGGTATGGGTTTTCAAAATTATCTTGATTAGCAATAAGTTGAATATTTTACAATGACGAGTTTATTAAACTGTCATAAACTACTAAATTTCCAACTGTATTAAAATTGGTCCTTCTATAGACAATATTCTGTCCTCCTTCCTACTCTACTGGTTTATAGGTGTTCTTTTTTAACCAGTCAAACTTATCGCTAATGGCGTCATTTACTTATCCAATTATTTGTGCTTTATCCAAATCTGCCATGTCTCCTACTGCTTTTGATACTTCATATAAATCAAAGTCTGCTCCTGTGTAACTCTAATATGAAAATATATTTGTGGCTCTATGTATCATAGTATACAAACTAACATTAAGTGTTTTTGCTATATATTCTCTAGACTTGGCCATATCCATATTGACATGTAAATCTCCTAATTTCTTGCATAGAGATTAAATATATGACAAATCATAACCAGAGCAATACATAGAACAAGCTAAAGCTTTCGACAAAGTCTTTAAATCTTTGATAGCAGAATTTGTGTATTATTACATAATGGCAATTCTAGGGAATTATCTGAAAATGTAGCATTTACTAGGGTGAATAACTCCAATCTTTGATAAAAAGTCAACTTTGTTCCCCAGCATATTGACTTTCTTTACACATTATCCTAATCCAACCATCCCTCTTTGGGTGTCTGCAAAAAATCTACCGATATTTCTTCTTAGTAACTCTGCATCCTATTTGATTAATATGCAATAAAAATCATCTCCTCCTACATACATCCTATAATGTTATATATTTAATTAAGAAAAGATAAATTTATAATATTATATTACCCTAAGAGTGTTTCCAAAAGTTGTTCGAGTTGGATGTCCTGATGTAACTGTTCCATCTATAGTTGCTTTAAATATAAGTCTCATTTTCTTTCTTATAATTGCTTTATACACTAAATCGGTTTTCAATTTGGTTAATGCTTACAATGTCTATGTATATAAATGATTAGGTAATTATAACTTTGGATAAATTTCTGGTAACAAATATCTCCACAATTCATTATCTATAGCATCCAAAAATATGGAATGTTGATTCGAATCATGTGAACTAAAATCAGATGATATGGCAAAAGGTTCACCAAATTAGGATATATATTACCATCCTTTATAAATCTATTCTTACAAATCATCATTGTTAAGATATGAAGAATATTCTGGACATACTGATTTTAATAACTTCAGGCAAATGTAATTAATATGATTGCACACTCCCAAAAGCTCTATAGAGGGATTACATATATTACGGGATCTATTCTTATAAGTTGATATATTATTTTTCCTGTTTTTTAAAAACCATTCTCCAGTCTTAGGAAAGCATCCCATTATAAACGTAATAACTCCTGTTACCATAGCTTTTAACCTACCTAAAAAATACTTCTAAGCTTTATTTTTGTCAGTTTCTTTTATGTGATCTATGTATTTTTCAAAAGTATACTATGTATGGTCCATTTTGTTAAATTCTTCAGAGAATTATTATGGTATTCCTTGTTATCTATACCATCTTAAAAATTATTATGACATATTAGGTTCTGGTAGTAATAAGCTTGCAGCTTGTCTAAAAATAATTGCACCTATAGCATTTAAAGGACAATTACCATATGTCGCAAAAGCCATTTCGGGATCTAAATTTTTGGTTGCCTCACTCACTCTTTTCTTAGCAGAATTCTTTTTACATGAACAATAAGGGCCATAAATATTTAATATATCTTCTGGAGATAATGGGCCTAATTTCTCTCTAGTCTGTGGGTGGTAAAAATCCATCTTTACAAGAATTTTAGGATTCGTGTTAATCAGATCGTAATCGGCAGCACAAGTTTTATGATAATATTCATTATAAGTCCAATCATCTATTTAAGCTCCTATTTTCCCTTCATTTCTTAGTCCTTCCTAATTATATTCGAAGAAATCTTCGTTTAGTTTCTCTTCCTCTTCCATTGCTTCAATGAGTCTTATATGTCCTCCTTGTAAATCAATCCTTGGTTCTGGATTTTAGATAGGAATATCCCTTTCTTATCTCTCATCTACTGGGATATATCGTCTAAAAGACTCATCTAGGAATGTCATATTTATAGAAAATAAACTTGTTTATACCCTTTATCTAAATGCCATCATTAAATCGGCTGCTTTCCTTATGATAACTTCATCTTAGTTGTCTTAAAGTGACCAACATAATTAAAAGCACCATTTGGACATATTTTCACCGATAAACATTCTATGAACATAGGAATTTAATTATTCATTATCTTTAGGGGCATATTACTATAGTGAAGGTAAGTCATATTCAGTCATTAATATCTTCCACCATTCTGGTTTGTCACTTAATAATAACTATTATTTTTTGGAAACTTTAGTTAAATCTGTGAATAAAAATTATAAACTATTTCGTACACTTTCTTAAAGTTCTGAATATATGTCGTTGCATACTGATAATTTATACTTTGTTTTCACCAATTCATTAAAATATTCCAAATATCTCATCTATACTACTTAATAGTTATCGACAGAACATGAAAGTCCTGTCATTAAAATTCTTAGTCTTTCTAAAATGGTTAAATCAACTATCTTATTGTTCCACATTATATGATGTAAATGACTTTATACTGGAGTGGTGTTTTCTAATCCTCTAACCTCTATCAACCAAGCGTTAAAGCATATTCTCCACTTCCTTTAAATAGGATAATCTTCCAATGTATAATCTATAGGATACTACACAATTCTGTAGTCATGGGTAAAATTAGGTGTAGTTATGGTTGCAATTCCATTTTCGAAGTGTCTAAAATATGCTACACCTTCATCACCTATAATTGCGCTTTTATTGCCTATATTCCTACAAAAATCTGATCTGACATAATCTGATTAAAACACAATAAAAACATTAGGTCCTTGATATAATTACAATCGTTCTGATACTGATAAACTATTTTCATCCACAGGTTCTTCATCGAAAATAGAAATGGATATATCATTTTCCTATTATTATCCTTGTTCTTATTATTATTATTATTATTATTATTATTATTATTATTATTAGTGTTATTATTATTATTATTATTATTATTATTATTATTAATATTATTATTATTATAATTATTATTATTAAGGGCCTTAAATATTTCCTCCACTTGAGTCTGATAAGAATTCCTAAGCTTTAACATTTAGCTTTTTCTTTTAATTATTGGTCTTAATTTCTTATCCAGATTTATTTTAAGAATTTATATACAGATTAAGCATTTATTCATTTAAATATGCATGGCCCTTATATATTACAATTAAATGATTACCATTATAAGGTTTATTATCTTCTATAAGTCCTACAGACACTTCACATTCTGGTGTTGACAATTATGTCAAAAATCCATTCAAAAAATTAATTTCCTATTAATTGTTTCTCAAATCAAATCTAATGAATGTTTTCCCTTTTCCTCTACATCTCTCCCAGAAATGTTCATGTTATAATCCTTCGCCTATTCCTTTAATCCATTAAATGGAATAGGTTTTGTTTTAAGCTTTAGCTGGAGAAAAGGCTTATTCCCTAAACTTTTAGTATAAAATAGCCCCGAATGCATGATACTCCGTTATAATTTCATCTATATTTCTACTGACGAAGTCTCCTTTAGCATTTTCTACTTATAATGACAAAGCATCTATCCAATCTTTTTAAATTACACCTAATACAAGACTCAAAGCGACAGTCATACAATAATCTGATCTGGTATGATCTTTGACGTTGAGGTCTGGCATAGATAAATATTATTTGCCATGGATAGTACTATTCATACATTGCAATCTTTATCTCTAGCTAATGTTCCTTGAATTATAACTGTTAGACGCTCCAACTTAAACCAATGAGCATAATATAAAAATAGCGTCTCTAATATCTGCAATAAAGAATATATAACCTTAAAATTTAAATATATACATAATAATCATTTATGAAAGAGGTATCTGTCCCAAATCATATCTTCCTCTTTAATTGTAATAAAAACTAACACTTAATAATATATGTGTTAAAACCAACAATTGTACTGCTAACGTTCCAAATATATAAAAATATATACTAGCAATACCTATTATAAAAAATATTATAATAATATATACAAGAGTTACAAAATATACAAAGCATCCAAAAACAATTAATGCTATAATTTTTAATATAAAATATATTATACACAAATCAGAGGCTACCCAAAAGCTATATTGTATGGTCATATAGCTTCCTCCGATCAATCCAATACAAAACCAGAAAGTCCAGTCGAATAATCCGTCTATTGGAACCCGTTTATATCTCATGAAACCAATTATTAAAATAAATACATTGGTAACAAAATTTATGGATTCTTATCTATTATTTGATTATCCTGATGATATTAAACTGGATACTAAAGAAGGTGATGTGTAGTAATAATCTATGCATGTATATGCTAACATCACAATAAAATGTAAGATACTATACAAGTGAGTCTTATCTTACTTAGCTCCTATCTTAAATAAACTTCTTACCAATCTATTGTAGTCTTCTAATTATGATAGGGTCAATTCTTCCTTGTACAAATCTATCAATTTAGATTTGTTAGTTTTGTTCTTGTGAACTCTTTTCTTGTTGGAATCTCGATTGTCCTTACCTACTTGTTAGCTCTCTCTAACGACATTATCTACAACCGGGTGTTCTTATTTATCCTCTTAACTGTAATCAAAATAAAACCCTGATGGTAAAGTAATATGAGTACTCTACATGGTGGTATGGCTTTGCCTTTTATAAATATTCTAAAAGTGCTAAAAAGAAGTCATAAAAACGGAACGCATGGGGTGATGTTAGTGCACAACTTACGATTTAACGAATAGCCTAGACCCATAAGATGCGATTACTGATATTCACTATTCTATATGTATTTGACATATCAATGGTCAACAAAACCGTAGTTTCTCGTATCGGTATATCATTGAAATACAATATAGAAAGAAATATATTCTCACACCTTACTTCGATATCCTGTCTTACTCAGATTACCTTATGACTTCGGATTCCAGGGCGAATCTTATCATTCTAGGGTTCCTTTCGTACTACGCCTTGCGGCTAGGAAAGACCGAGGCTAGCTGAACTAACCTTGGAGTAGTTATTTATTAACTCCGTCTCTATAGGCGCCACGCACAAGACCTGGGATCATGCAAATCCCAAGCCATCACACAAATCTTACACTTAAATCCAGTTGGTTACTCAGGTATTTGTGATGACAAACAAACCCTCTACGACCTCAGTAGATAAGTGTAAAACTCGACTTAGATTACTATCCCACAATGGAGACCCTTCCTACGGGCAATGTATAAATTG